GGTGATGACATTCTATTCCGATGTGATGATCGCCTCTACAGGATATGGCTTCGAAAAGTCACAGAAGTAGGATTCGAGCTTAGTCTCGGTAAGAACTACGTTCATGAGGAATACCTTACAGTTAATTCACAACTCTTCCAACATAGGAAGTACATCGGAGACTTCGGTCTCCTTTGTCATGTGTTTAAACCATGTGGGGTCCTCAACGCAGGTCTGCTAACCGGACAGAGCAAGATCACAGGCCGACAGGGAGCCAAGATGGCCCCTCTGTGGGACTACTTCAATGAAGTGACTCGTGGTGCTATAGATCCAGTGAGAGCGAAGATGAGGTTTATCCATTATTACAGGAAAACCGTGGAAGAACTAACCCAGAACGGGAAGTTCAACCTTCACATCACTCCAATGAAAGGAGGTCTCGGCTTTGATCCCGTAGGGGAACTCAGAGCCACGGCCTTCCAGAGGAGATTCGCTACTTTTATGGATGATAAGCTGAGGAATGATCCGAACAATTTTCATAAGATCGCAATTATCACAAATGCGACCAAGATAAAAGTTCCGACCATTCACCACAATCCGAAGTACGTCGTTCAACCGAAATACGGTCCGTACGAAGAAGGGATAGTACAGGTACAGGACAAGACGATCAATTTACCGATCTTGGCAGCCAGGCTGGAGATGGACAATCTACATGACTTTACGTCACAGATGAAAGTCCGTCATCCGAAGAGAAAACTCATGGAAGAGTTTCGCTCGAGGAACTGGCGCCTACAGAACGGTGCGATATATCGCGATCGTTTCCGTCTGATGGAGTACATTGGCGAGAGGCCGATAGGGCCTCATGGTTTCGCCGACTCCACCTGAACATTGGGTTCATAGGATTAAATCTCCCAAAACGGTGTGTTTGTCGTACCCGAGTGGCATGAAAGATTGTCACGCTTCAAACACTTAATACTTCCGTGCTAAGTGCTCAAAGGTCCTCTAGCTACAGTAAACTAGAGGCCTCTCGGCTAAATGCCGACAGACTGCACGGGAGAGCCGCTTGAATGGCGGTTCCTCTGGATGTACAGTCGGGCCACATGATGGGCCGGATCCAATACAACATCATGCCAAACTATCCGATCACTAACAATAAAAAGAACAATGGAAATAATAAAGGAAGAAACAAGAAGGGAGGAGGCGGACCTGGAAAGTCCGTCACCCGGAACTTTCGAGGGATCACGCAGTCCGTCGCAGTCAGCGTCAATAACGCTTTCGGCGATACTGCAAAACCGCAGACTGTCCTCAAAGGACTTGATGCGTTTGATCCAAGTCACGTTCCTCTCCCTTGCGCTGTGGGTGATTATACCGTTATCAGAACGACTGAAGTCTTTTCTGGACGGAACGCAATCACCCTCTTAGGTCCCCTGAAATCAGGGATATCATCCTTATCCGGCAATGAAGAACGATGGAGCAACATATGTGCGCTCCAATCGAAAATCAACAATGCTGGTGCATATCCGATCGGTGATACGAACGGAACGACTAAACGTGTCTTCTCCAGTCTTGGAGGGACCGCTTGGTCTAATGCAAGGTTGGTACCCGCTGCCTTCACTGTGAAAATCATGAACCCTGAGGCTCTACAAACTACATCCGGCATGGTCTATGTCGGACGGAGTAAGCAGATGCTCAATCCGGGCGGTGATCTTCGCCAATGGGACACCTTCGCAAACGAGTTAATCTCGTATTCTTCCCCTGAACTGTGCGCTGCAGGACGTCTGGCACTCCGAGGAGTGAAAGTCGATGCCGTTCCATACGACATGACTTCTATGTCAGACTTCCGAGGTTTGGATATCGAAACTTCCGGTGATTTCACCTGGAGTAACGACAGATTCCAATTTGATGGGTTTGCACCAATATTTGTGTACAACCCCAATCAAGTAAACCTCCAATACATGATCTGCTGCGAATGGCGTGTCCGATTTGATCCGACC